CGGCATCTTGAATGGAGCGGGTTTCACGATCTGTTAAGCCTTGGCTAAGTGCAGTCTTGGCATCTCCGAGAAGTGCAGATCGTAATGTACCTTCGCCTGTTGCAAGTTCTCCTGTGAATTGAGTGTTTGCTTTGAGTGTTAATGGGTCTGCCACGGTGGCGGCATCCATAGTTTGTCCAGCAATATCTCCAGCATAGGTATCGGTTGAGGGAATCGTGATCGCACCCCCACCTGTTGTCATCGCTTCCTTTTGCTCTTCAAGTAAATCTCTAGCACCTTGGATACCTGTAACCGTACCAGGCTTGTAATCCTCCATGACATTTTGGAAACGACTTGATAACCGCTCCACATCTGCAAGGTCCGCTTCGCGTTGGCGGGAGAGGTTGCCACGCTGAATATCCTCTGCCATTGCGGAGAGTCCGAGAAAGTTTCCTTCGGCATCAAAGCCAGCTTGGCGATTACCCGTTGCTTCTGTGATTGATTCTCCAACCTCGGATGCAAGCCCAGCGTCTACATCTCCTTGTGTGGCTTGTCGGGTGGTAAACTCCTGGACATTGCGCGAATCGCCCAACAGGTCGATCATACCATCGCCTTCGCGGATGGTTACCGTTTGCCCTTCTCCTAATGGTTCACCCGTGTATGGATTCTCGAATTGAAATTCCTTGGCGGCGGCATCTGCGCCTGATTCTCCAACTGTATCACGTAGTTTTTTAAACTCTGCTGATACTCGAGTTAAAACTTCTGATTGACCAGATCCGCTGATAATTTTTGGTTGGGGTAGTTTTGGACTATAACTGTAAGTTAATTTTTGTCCTTTTTGTAAATATAATTCACCACCTACTGTACTACTGACACCTCCTGTCTCAGTATCTATGATTGAATATTTTGGAGTTACCCCTGGTATTGTAGCCCCTGCAAAAAAACCTACGGGGTCCTCTTTTGGTGAAACTCCACTGTCTATCATCACCATCTGATACCTTCCGCCACCCGCAGTTTGCGGTTCCCCATCCTTGCCCTTTACTACCTCTGCACCTGTGATTCCGTACTTGCCTGTATCAGGGTCTTTCTCAACTTGGAACTTTTTCTCGCTACCTAACAGCGTCTGACGAAGTACATCCGTGTCCACCTGTGCGGTCTTCTGCCTAATAGGTGCTTCGACACCCGTAATAATATCGCCAAGGTCCCCACCCGCAAATCCAGCATCGGCATACATCTGTGCATATTCGCCTTGTCCGAGCAGTTGCTCCATTTGTGCCTTCATGGCATCTGCCATGCCATCGCCGTAGCTTGGTTGTGCTGGATAGTTTATGTCAGGTGAGCTTCCCATAATTTATTTCCTCCGAGAGATAGTATTAAATTTGTAAAATTTGACGGGTTTGTCTTTCAATTGTCGCATCCACCCAACGAGTGGAAGTGGATATGGTATGCGTTTTATAAATTCGCTTACTCCGTTTTTACCCACCGCCATATTGACATACCAGGCATCCGCATCCTCGACATTCCATTGGTCTTGCGGATGTACATCGCTTTTCGAGTTTACCGCTTTGCCTAGTAGGAATGAGTCGGGGGTGATGAACACATACCCGTGAGCCGCATAAGCCGCAATGTCGGCATTCATATCGATCCCGCACTTGTCGTACAAGTCTTTGGCTTTTACGAGTATGCTCATTATTCCGCCATTAAGTATTCATCCGCTTCGGTTGAGCTTACTGTGCTTCCTAGGTTTACCCGTACCCAATTTGTGCCATTGTCCACCGCCATACATGGGTTGCCCCCGTCCCCGTCTGTTACATAAACGATGCGACCTGTAGTGCCATTTGTTGGTAGTGTACTAACTGTGTAGTTTTCCATCACCACTTCGGTGGCAGAGATGCTTGGTATGGTGACGGTGGGTTCACCTAATCGATTTAATGATGAGCTGGATACCTCTACGCCTGTATCGTAAGTAAAGCCTCGTGTGACTGTTGCGGTGATAGGCATTATGCGTATTCCCTCCTTGCGTTTGCTCCGTTGGCTATACCCTCGATACTTATGTGTCTAAATTTTGGTTGCCCCGAAGTTATATCAATCTCGATATTTGCGGCGTATCCACGGGCGCGTCCACTACCGAAGCGAATGAGTTTATCTTCGCTGGTGGTCGCACTCTCAGTATGTACGATGTTTGTACGGTCGGGATCGATGGTGTTTACTTTTACTGTAAACTCATCCCCGTTGGTTACTTCGCACCCGACTTGCCCTCTTCTCCATCGCTTAATATCTACACTATCAAATGTATAGGATCGGGTCTTGAGTTTGGCACTTATCGCGGTGGATGCTGTGCTTGCGCTCCCGATTGTTCCCGTGATGTCTGTGGTGCTTTCCTCGACTAAGTGCCATCCTTTATCCGAGACTGCAAAGAGTCTACGCCTTTGGGGATTTGTGCCATGAAGTACGGTTACGAAATCATCAACTTGAAAACCAGCGGGGAAACTATCCACACTACTCCAGGCTGTATTCAATATATCGTAGACAAAAACTTTATTATTGGTAGTGGATGACCCTGTGCTAACTGCGAGGTAGTATTTATTATCGAACACAATACCACACGCCTTGTCCGCAGATGCATAATTAACATCTTTAAATTGATCATTGATTGGTTGTGACAATGGTAGCGCTTCCCCACTTACTTTCGAGATTGCAACTCCAAGGTTTTTTCCTGGGTCTAATCCTTGTTGTAAAGTGTACACGCCATCATCGCTTAAAAAGTAATACTGTGGACCACTTGCGGCTACGCTCTTGCGGGCTACACATCCGCGCTGACGGGTAATTTCAAATACTCCGGCAGAGTTTGTAAGTGCTGTGTTGTTTATAATGTGGATCGAATTACGGAAAAATACAATTAACTGATTCTCCAAGTATGGAGTAAATCCTACCAATCGATCTGCGGTTCCACGATTAATTCTGAACTGCGATTCTGCGGGATAATAATTATCTGTGTCCAAAACATCCGATGCGAGTACGGTGTACTGAGAATCATCGGGTTGTGAAACAAATAAACGATTACTAATAAATAGACCAAAGTTTGTACGCGGACATTCAATCCTTCCCGCTCCTGGAGTAGCGTTATTCTTAACTACGAATGAGGTGGGTGTTGTATAGTCCCCGTCCCATTCAAGTGGATCTTTATTTTCTCCACGAAACAGAATTAGTTTTTGTAGGGCCTGTACGAGGCTTGCATTGTCCGCAGACTCAACTACCTCACCACTAGGATAAGGAATATCGATACCCGTGTTATTTTGATCGTTCCAAAGAATAAGTTTATCCCTAGTCGCAACGGCAATAAATTCTGCCCCGGTTGCGGGATCACTAAATGTAGCGGATGTAAATACCTGGTCTGTCCCTGAGTAAGTAAGACTAACTTGCCCGGCTTTAAACTCGATACCCTTACGAACAGATGCGGTATCTCCCTCTAATCGCATATTTTCAGATGCTTCCACTTGCCCACCTTTAAGAGATGTAGGTTCTAAATAGGAGTCTATCCCACGGAAACCACGATCCCCATCGGTTATAAATGGATCATCCATTCTTCCCATTGGTGTGTAACTTGGCATCTACTTCTTACGCAATTCCTGGTATAGCTTGATCGACATATACACCAGAGTCACCGCCCCTACTGCAATACCAAGGAATGAATCTAGCGTGGATAAACCGAAGGTGGCGGCTGTACCACTCATCCCCGCTACTGATACTCGATCAATCATATTCATTTATCTTCTGTGAGGCGATGGCCCGAAATAAAAGCCGAGGATTCCCATAAGGGCCGTTTGCCCCATGTATGCCAGGTGTCCGCTCGATAGCGTGATTGGGTCTTGGCTGGCGGGCCAGGAGATGATGCCGAACAGCAGTTCTGTCCTGCCTTCTCCATGTGCGTTGGTGATCGATAAGAACTCTGCTTGAGGGAATAAGGTGCAGAGCAAGATGCAGACACACAAAGTACCAATACCGATAAAAGCAATAATTCTACGAGAAAAATCCCGGAACTCATTATTACCTCCTTTAGCCAATTCAGCTTGGAGCTTAAGAAAGTTTTCATTGGCTCGACTTTCGCGGGCAACTTCAAGTTCATGCTTTTGACGGCGACCCTCAAATAACATTCCAAAGCCACCTTTGAGCATAGCACCAAGAGCCGTACTACCCCCACCCGTAAGTAACATAAGAAGTATTTCGCCCATCTCACCAATCGATCTTGAACCTCAAGCGGTCCACTTCTTTCTCTAAGTATTTTAATCGCTCAAACTGCTGATAGTCAGAAGTGATTGGAGAGTCTTGCATCTCCACTAAATGATCAAGATCATCTTTTGCTTGTTCCGCAAACTTCTCCAGGTGCATCATACGGGCTGATAGATCGCCAAGAAGTGTGGACTCGTGAGATACTCGGCTGACCTGGAGTTCCATCGCCGCCATGCGGTTTGTAAGTTCAGACCAGCACCACACCGCAGTAGCCACGCCTACGATGATCTTTATGGCGAACTGCACATTGACTCGTGCGGATGATGATTCCGACAAGCCCTCTGACTGCTTGGGTGGCATCTTACTCGCTAGGAGTCCACTCGTCACTCGCTATGATAGTAAGTATCTCGGAGTGTGTGTACTCAGTCTTACCGCTTATAGAGCTAGGTTGGTCGCCTTGGTATTTAACGATAAACTTACTGTTATCCAATGAGTATCTAAGTGTGGATTCGCTACTTTCTGCTACTTCACTAAAATCAACAGAAGATAATTCAGAGGCGGGTACGATTACATAATTCATAATATTAAGGAACTTGGGTGATAAATGTAGGACCGTTGACTAAGGTTAGGTTATTACTTCCTTTGTTGTCGGTAACGGTAGTTCCTGTATCTCCGTCCCCGAATCTCCACCAATGTGTTAAACCTGTGTAAGCATCTAAATCTACGGCTTTAGAACCTGAACCAGCTCCTGTATTAGCTATGGCTAAAACATCAGAAGCGGATAGTTCCGTGCCTGTCCAAAGACCTATCTCGTCTACATCGCCATCAAAGTAATAAGCTGTGGATGTTCCTCTAAGAAATGTACCGATAGACCAACTACCGTCAGTTTTATCTCCACCCTGTTGAGTGCCATCAATGTAGAGTTTTAAAGTTGTGCCGTCACCTGTGATAGCAAAGTGATACCAAGTACCTGTCGATACAGCGGGGATGGTGAAAATTTGAGTAGCCGCTCCCGTTCTAAAGTACATAGTATTACTAGCCCAAAATAACCAACCAAACTGATTTGCTGTTGTAGTGGTAACTCCGTTCTGAGAAGTGTCATCAAAGCGAAACCATCCTGTAATACTTTTACTACCTGTTATCGAAGTGAAGTTAGAGCCAAGCGTTGCATGGTCGTCAATCCCGTCAAGTGCTAGTGAGTAATTATTTACAAACGGAGGAGAAGCTGCGTCACCTTCAATAACATAAGAGTTAGCTCCTGTGGGGATTACATTTAACGCCGCATATTGACCAGCGGTGGCTGTGTTCCCATCGTATCCTACCACACTAGCTCCTCCCGAACCAACGACTGAAACAGTAGCTGTATTACTTTGAACTACTGTACAACTAAAGCCTGTGGTTAAACCGTTAGGAATTGTTACGATAGTAGGGCTTGCGTTACTACAAACAATAACTTTTCCGTTATCGCTGTCGCTAAGTGTACGAGCAGTTGTCGTCTCTGCTACAGTACTAAAGAAAGCTGGACTAAAGTCTGTGCTTGCTGAAGTAGCTGCTGTTCCTAAACCACTCACATCGGTGTTTGCAATAGCTACCGCACCTGTTCGTCCAGCAACGCTTTGTACGGGAGCTTGTCCCATTAAGTTAGATACGGTTACCCTCTTAGTGGTTCCCTGTGCCGATCCGGTTGTATCTGATACATCGGTGATGGGCAAAATATCGCCTACTGCGGGGGTTGTCCCCAGGGCGGTCAATGCACTTATTTTCTTATTTGCCATAATTTATTTCCTCTTAATCGAATGCTAAAAATTGCCCCGCTTCTACTTGTAAAAAGTCTTCCGCCTCGGATTGGATGACACCATCGATTACGGGTCCGCCATCAGGGACAGGTATACCACTTGGTGTGTGCGGTCGTCCCGCAGTAACATTTAGATCATGCGTGAGCATCTAACGATTGTACGCAATGACGCTCCCTGTCGCTAAAGTGATTTCATCGAACGCACCGTAAAGTGCGGTGTTTGTGCTAAGGGTAAGTGGGGAAGATCCACCCGCAGTAAGATCGGATATACCTTCGATATTTCCACTTATGCTCGTAATGGTTGTGTCTTCCATTGCTACGATACTAAACCAGCGTCCTGTGTGAGATGCTGTGTCGGATATAAACTTTCCTCCGTTTAGCCCTACTCCTCTATATTCGTTTGCCATAATTAATAATGTGTTTGGATCGTTGATCCGTAGGTTGTAAATTGTATGTGTTGTTGTTGGCCTTGCTGGCGTTCGAGTTTATCGAGTTCGGCAAGTAAAATACCTTCGGCTTGTTGTTGGATAGCCATACTTTTATCGAGTTGTCCGTCTGCGGTTAGGTAATCGCAATAGGCTCCCGTAACGACATATTCTGAGAATATGTACGGAAAGTCCGTATCGCTCGACACATAGTCCGTGAAGGGTGCGCGATATAATATATAGACGGGTGCTGTACTTGCACGATTTATGAATACAATATTTCCGTAACTTACAGATGAATATTCTATCCGATAAGGAACTTCAATCGGACTACCCGATGAGTATGGGTCTTTCTCTGTGACCCGGAGGATCTCGCCAATACTTGATCCGTAATCAAGAATTCCCATTACCGTTGCTTTTGCTTCGGCTCCTGAGCCTCCACCGCCACTAAATGTAATGGTTGGTGCTTCCAGGTATCCTGTTCCATTGCCTGTTACTGCGACTCCATTTACCTGTCCATCGGCATTGATGGTAGCGGTTGCTGTGGCACTTCCGCTAACTGTTACGGTTGGTGCGCTTGTGTACCCATTCCCACCATTGGTTACATTGATTGATCGTACCTGGATGTCGGGCAACTTGGGTTCCAGGCGTATGGTGTCGGGCCATCTTGCCCGTTCCCACGCTAGTCTGCCATAGCGATTAAAACTCCGTACTGCCGCACCTTCTTCTTGTGCAAGAAGGCTATCCACTCCAACCATGTGTTTGAGGTTGGTAAGTAGTGTGCTTACGGGTACTTGCCTCATGCGAAACTCTTAGAGTTAAAACTAGGTGTGGTAAGTGTCTTGGATTTGAATGATGGGTTTTTTGATAAGAACCCTTTGATAAATGATTTATCTCCCCAGCATCCTCGTTCTTTTTGATGCCAGCGGAAGTATTCGCGTGCTGGGATACTTGCCTTGAGCTGTCCAAGCCCATCGGTCTTAGCGACTCCCATTGCTTCGTTTTCTCTCATAGCCATTTTTTCCCGCATGACGGATTCGTGTTCTTCAAGGTCAACTTCGTAACGCAAATAACGATCCAAGTTTTTCATAAACTGAGATCCGTTTCCTTCTTTCCACTTTGGTATGAGTAAATTTGTCATGCTTAATATTTAAAGAGATAAGGGAGAGGCCCGCTACGCAGACCTCCCCCAAATAATCAACAAACAATTAGTTTATTTTTCCGTGTGCTTTAGGAGCAAGACACGCAAGTCCAGCAATCGTCTCACAGAAACCTCTGCGTCCGCCGCCTTTATTCTCAAGCTCAGAAGAAGACTCAGCTTTGAGCATATTTACAGCGATGTACTCAGGGTCTACGAGCAAACCAGCATTGGTGTCTACGGTGTCCGAACCACTTGTCCTGTTTAAAAACAAGGATGGTACCACCGCGACACTTCCGAAATCTCCGTCATATAGATTAACTACGAGGGAGATGGACTTGGACTCAGCGGGTTGTGTTACCTGGAAGTTCAACGCTGTGGTTGTACCTTCTTGACGAGCGAAGTTTGAGATATCGCGCTTCAAGGTAGGACCAGCAATCAATGTAAGCTGTCCACCGGGCATTCCGTTGGCTTCGTACAAGTCTTGAAGTAAGCCATTCATGTTGGCCTCAGTAAAGGAGCTACCACCAAGGGATACACTTGCGACTGATTGGTAAGCGGCGGGAACATCACTTGGTTGTCCACCTTCGCCTAACCACTTGAACAATCCGCGAGTCTTGTATGGATTGGTTCCATCGTCTTGGTCGCGGTCTTGTGAAGAACAAAGTGCAGCTTCAATATCGCGCTTCATTTGCCTCACGGCCTTACTTTCTGCGTTTGCAAATTCACTATCCACGCCAGCAACATCGACAAGTTCTTGGATGTTTGAGACTTGGTAGTTCTGACGAAATACTTGTACATGATTTCCAAGTTTTGCACGGTTGGCTACTTGGTCAGTAAAGGTAGTCTCGTCAGCACCTTCGAGTACTCCAGCAAATGCGGGCGTACTGAGTTCATCTGTTTGCCATTCAAAGAATGTACCGTTTGCTTTTCCCTTTTTCGCGAGCGAAAGCAAGGGGGTGCGTTCGGGTTCTAGGATGGTGAGGACATCTGATAAGTCCTCTCTGTTTGAGCCGAGCGGAGTTCCGCTAATGTGTGATTTGGTTAATGCCATAATTTATTTCCTCCTTGGGATTTAATTTTTATTTCTAAGTTTAAGATATACTTGGTAGTCTGTCATTGAGCCTGATCGGTCGAACTTCGCCTTCGCCGCTTGCAGAGCTTTCGTTTTATTCGCCTGGGGAGTTTTGGGTCTAGCTGAACCAGCCTCGGTTGTAGCCATTGGGGCTTTCGGTTTTGCGGTTGGTTTAGCCTTCTGACCTTGCCTTGCCTTTACTGCGTTTAGTCCTTCCACCATTAATCCAAGAGCAAAGTTGGAATTAGGAAGATATTTCACTAAGGGCTTATACATCGGAGATTCCTTTACTTGCATAAATAGCTTGTAATCATCACTACGCTCGTCTCCAAGAAACTCAAAGGTCTGCATAGCTTGTTGATCCGATTGTGTACGCTCTTGTATCCATTTCTGCCGGGCGGGTGCATCCTTACGGAGAGTCTTATTCGCGTTTACTTTTATTCGGCGCAACTCAGACTTCGTGTAGACTTTATCCCCGTCCTTTACCGCATACTCGTTACCACTATCATCGTACTCCACTTCGTTATCGAGGTTCTCATCTACCCATTCTATTAGGGTGTTGAGTTGCTCGACTTCCTTATTAAGCGATTGCGCATCGTTGATGTTGTAAAAGGCATTATCCTTGAGGAACTCAGGTAGTTCAGCACTAGCGGGTGCTTGCTGGGCTTCTTCTGCCTTAGCTTGCAGTTCCGCATTCTCTGCGAGTAGTGCTTTCTTCTGAGCGGTAAGTCTTCCAAATCGCTTGACGGCAGATGCATTCAGCGCCTTTGCGAGATCTCGCGACTCATCCTCGGATAGGTTATCCAGGTCGATATTAAACTTGTTGAGAACATCCGAAGGTTCTGCGGGCGGCGAAGATTCCTCTTCTTCCACTTGCTCCTCTTCGACAGACTGTGAATTTTCCTCTAAGACATCTGTAGGCTCCGCAGTTTCTTCAGCGGGTTCATCCGTCTCTTCGGTAAGTTCGGGTAATTCTTCCTGTGGTTGCTTGCTTTTCAGTAACTGATCTGCAAATTCTGCCATCGAAAGGTTGCCCTCACTTGCGTTTGTATTTTCCACGGAATTTTCAGAGGACTCCGAGACAACCTCTTTGGTTAATGTTTCCATAAGTCAACAAGGCTAGTAGCCTAGTGTAGCAAAATGTAGTTGTTTAACAACAATATGGCAACGAAAAAGCCCCCACGGCTAACCCATAACCGTGAGGGCTTAACTAGTATGAACAATTACAAGTTATAAAAATTATCTAACTCTTCATCGATTGCTTCTAGCTTTCCTGTGAAGTGAAAGTGTAAATTTTGGTTCTCGATATTCTTGCGATTCTGTAGCTCGCGGATGGTTTCCTCCCGCATTGCTTCGCGTACCTCGATATACTTTTTAAAGTGTGGTTCTTTCTTAAGGAAAGTAAGTGCGTTAATTGCTTCTTGAGCATTTACTTCGTGGTATTTTTTCCGTCTCACTTTTTTTTGCGTGCTGTCTTTGCGGCTTTCTTAAATGCTTTTGCGGTAGGCGCACCTTTGGTTCCAGGCTTTCTCATGCGTTCTTTGCTTCCACCTTTGATGCGTTTTCTTTTTGCGTGTATGTTTTTGTATAAACTCATATTACCATTTCTTGCATGACCAATAGCCAGCGGTTAGTTTAGACTTCTTTTCATCGCACTTATGTCGCGCTCGGAAGGATTTACGCCGTGCGGGTATGTTCTTTTTGATGGACATGTTTGGATCTCCAAAGCGTACAAGACGAACCGTATCCTTTTCCTTAGCGAGTACGGCAAACTTCTTAGACTTACCAGGAGTTCGCTTAGGTTTGTTATATCCTGAGAATCTTTCTCCACGATAAGTTATGCTCATGCGGCACTAGATGTTTGTCCAAATTGTGTGGGGGCGGCTCCTAGTCTACCAATCGTAGCATTTTGCTTTTGCTGAATCTGCATTTGGCGCTGTTGCATATAGGTCTTAATACGCTCTTGTAACGCTGGGTCTTGTTGGGCTTTTTGCTGAATGTCGGGCTGTTGTAACCATTGCTGAAATACTTGGAGTTTCATTTCGTGTGCATCATTCTCACGCACATTGGGCGGTACTCCAGCCGCAAGTTCGGCTATGGTTTGTCGCTCTTCCTCGACTGCTTTCTGTGTGGCAGTCTCCCGTGGTAGTATTACCTTTTCTGCCGCACCGGGCATGATCTGTCCGATTGCAAGGGATAGGAGTTGTTCGGTATCCACCACTCCATTCTTATCCATTGTCGATGATATCTGACCAATCGTCTTTACTCGTTCGAGCATTTGCTCAGGGTCTTGGGTGGCCACATCGTACTGCATGTAAAAATCAAAGCGTTCGCCCGACTTACCCTTTGCGTACTTTTGCATATCCTGTACACCTGTAACGCGGAAAAATTCTTCGTTTGGACCATACTGCTGGTAAAGGCTGTATACTTGATCCATCACATATTTCATGTGGTGAAGTACTTTATTAATAAAATGTTGTTGCTTAATTTGCGACTCTACGGGATCGACACCTGGTGCATTGTTACCCATGTAACGGTCAAACATTTCCTGTACCAATCTACGAACTTCCACGGAACCAGCATCGTAGCGTGGAGTATCCGCAAAACGAATCTCTCCAGGTGTACGATAAGGAATACGAACTCCGGGACCCCACTTTGATGGGGATCTTCCAAGAGGATGTTCTATTGGTGGAATTGTGCTTAAACTTTGCCTGTCAATCGATGCATCGTACTCAACCTTAACAACCTGTTGGAATGGTTCGCCCACTTCGGGAATCGAGCGGGAGGAGTACAACCGTTTGGATGTCTTTTCGTAAGTGCTTACAATAAATGGATATCCACCATGACCATAGTCCATGAGGGTATGCTTGGCATAGAGGTCGGCTACTTCGTTACAAAATACTGTGCAGTAAATACCAGGCACATCATCCTCATCGAGTAAACGCTGGTAGCAATATACGATACGAATAGTCTCGTCATCATCGCGAAGTATCTCGTCCTTTGCACTAAGGTTATGGGCATATACATCGTTCTCGCCTACATTCGCAGACTCGATGGCTTTCTCCACAAACTCTTTATCCCAATTTTCATTATGTATTTTTGAGCGAAGTTGCTCAGGTGTCATATTTAACACATGAAATACATAGGGAGCTTCTTGTGGATCAATCGTATAGTTTGGCCAAAATACATCTTCATCGGGAGCAAGGGCTTTAATCCTTGGTCTACTTACCACACGGCGAAGTACAGGCACGGTGGTTTCCCCATCCTTGCGTAATTCTTTAAGCATGGCACGGGACTTAGTCTTAGACACATCAAACTGCTCGGACATCGCGGCAGATAACTCCTCATCCATACTACCATCGCTAATTGCTTCTGCAATTTGTGGAAGAGCCATTGCAATCTCATCCAGCTTTATGGATTGTTGCTGTTTTAGATCTTCGGATTGGTAGTACACATAGTGGACCATCATTCCCTTTTCAAAGAAGTGATTGAGTCCGAGTTCTACTTGCTCATAAAAATCGTCCATCTTGGTATTAACCAACCAACGAACAAACATAGATATAACATTTGCCCGTGCGATATCGCTAGACTCCACAGGTGTGGCAACTAAGTGGGCTTGCCTTACTGCATTCAAAGACATAGCTACGCACTTATTAATCTGATTATCTACTAATCGAATCTCTTGATCACTCGCACCATCCCAAGGGAATACCTCTCCTGTCTGACTATCTGATGAATGTTTCTTAAAGTCATTGGACTTACCCGCCCATAAACAATTGCGGACATCGTAGTCGCGTTGTCTGCGGTCTATCCATTCACCAAGACTCGACTGTGTTTCACGGTATGTATCCCGTAGATAATTTATGTCGGGTTCCTTGGAGACGAACAATAGTTCGGGGTCTGAGGAATTATGCATGCGTAGCAAAATGTAGTCTTTTGTCCTTGACTAGTCAATCTAATAGCCACCACCACCCGTGCATTGAAGGCTCGAATTAGTTATATGCTCTGCTCCACTTACCAATAGATAGCGTATACAGTCGATCTGATCCTTGAAATGCTCGGTGCGGGATTGCCCGCTATACTCAAGTAGTGAGGTAATCGTGTTGTCGCATCTATCTGATACATAGAGCTTTGGGCAATTACCCGAAGTCATCGGCTCGGTATCATCCCATGATAAGGCATCATTTATCTTAGCAATTCCAGCCTCGATATCCACACCAGGTGCTGGACGAAATACAAAGTCGAGGTTAGCCATTTGGTTAATAATGTTACTCTCCCCCTCTTTTGTACGCACCGTGGCCGCTCCCATCCGTGGATCGACAATACGCTCAAAAATATCCTCCCCATCTTCCAAGTCCTCGAAATGATTCTTGTATTGATCATAACCCCACCCTAGTGGACGCTGTGCGGGACCAGGCTTACCCACACTCTTACCCAATGCATTGGTATGCGGTAAAGCCCATTGCCCCATCGTGCTATCAGGGAACTCGCGGTAAATATATATCCGTCCATCCGGCATGACACCCGCCCATATTGCCACCCACGGCTTACTCCCACCAGGGTCGCATACGAAATAGCGGGTGCAAGTCAAAGAAGGATCGGCAATGAAGGGGATCTTCTCATGCGGGACAATGTTCGTTTCGCGATTGAACTTCGGAAAACGCCCCTCCATTGCCTTGGACGGTATGCCATAGAGGCGGGCCAACTTCACCTCTAATGGTTGCTTGGAGTATGTGCGAATCAACTCCTGTCCATCTATAAAAGGCGATTGATCTGTATGGAAATAATATATCCTACAGTTCGGCCAATTCGCACAAATCTGTTCGGTTGGAACCTCTCGGTCTAGTAGCTCTGAGTATCTCGTACTAACCGTCTCCGCACCCTTGAGTAAACTATTGATCAGCGGTGTCCAGCCTTGGAGAGTTGTAAAGGTAAGGATTAATCGCCCGTGGTAATCCACCGTTCTTCCGAGCAATGTATTAAAGATACTTTCGGGAACTTCTTCATCCAGGTGAATTGCGTGTGCAGACCAACCCTCGAATATCTGAGGGTCTGCCATATACTGCCTATAATTATTAAAATATATCGTACTTCCACGCTCCGCACCTGGAGCAGTAGGTGGGAGGATAGCCTTCGCAGAATTGAATCCATTCTTCTGATTGTACTGCAAGCTATGGTTCTCACTCTTCTTCTTTGCACGCTTGTATCGTGCTGGTAAATTCTGCCAAATATACTTCTGTGCATCTGAGATCGAACGCTCCTCAGTAACATGCATCGAACGAATCTCAGCTTCGGGAATAGACTGTGCTAAATGTACCAACATCCGAGAAGCGAACATCGTCTTACTCGAACGATTTCCGCCGAGGCAGACATGAATCTTTGTATCCTTCCAATTATCCATCACCCTACGCCAGCCCGGTAATGTCCATCCCCATTGGATCGGGTCCTCGATCTCACTACCTGGTTGGTCAATGAGTAAACGACTAAGCATCTCCGCACGATCCTGTGGGAGATTATCCACCTCCTCATCCGATAATGCACACTCTAACTCGCCCTTATTAAACCGCAGATCATCTGTCCACGGAATACCAAAGTTGGCATCTATCTCATCTGCGTAGGTGAACTTAGGCATAATTGAATGTCATTTGATCTTTCTTCGGTCTTGATCGAATTGATGAATCATACTTTTCCCAAGGCACAAACTGATAATATCTGCGATTTACCCAGCGTTGAAATTTCTTTAACTCAGGTCGCTCCCTATCGTAAACCATCGGATAGGGTAATACTCCAGCATCATTTAATTTATTAAATCGCCATAGTATGTCATCCATTGTTTCACCAGGCCAATAACCTATAAGCATATAAACCATAATTTCTTTAGGTTTTATTCCCGCGTCTAATAAGATGTTAAGACCGTTAAAGAATCTTTTCTCATCCTTTGGGTTATCCCACGCTGTGTGTAACCTTCTATATTTAAATTTAGATTCAAAGAACTGCATTTGCTTCAGAGCTTTTGCGCCTTCTTCGTGGATTAATCGAGCATTCATTCCTTGGTTAAAGTTTACCTTGAATCCACCTTCTAATATTTCATCTGCTTTTTCTTGCCATCCTGGTTGCCCAAAGAAATCATTATCCATCAATATTATTTCCTTCAGATGTGGTTCACCTCTCCAAATTTGATGTATAGGTCCGTTATCTCTATTCTTGCCCTCTTTACCTGGTACTACGCAAAATTTACAAGCTAGTCGGCATCCTCTTTGGCTAAAACCAATACTCTGTTTAAACTTTGGATATATAGAGTAATCAAAAAACTCGTATGGTCCTCCCGTAATATCCTCGATAGTCATTGTGGATTTTGTGCCAGTACCCCCAACGATTGCGTTTGGAAATTCAGCCATAAATCTGTCGAGCTTTGGCTTAGTCCATTGAAATATTGCAGACCCGTATACTATATCATATTCAGTTTCAAATAACTCCCGCTCCCATGACTTACTAAAATGAACATCATCTCCCTGTGCCTTATGCCAATGAGATAGTTTCATTAAGGCTATATTAGGAAGCGACCCATCTAGTTGCGTTATTCTTATCTTAGGCATTGAACTTCCTCAACTTGTCCTGATCCAACGCATAGCCCACGCCATGACCAAGGTCTTTCTTGTTCTCATCCTTGATTAAATCCTTCTTCCATGCCCAGCCCTTAAAGTCCAAGGAGTTTCCATCCACTACGCATAGCACATATACATCCACATCAGGGTTTACCTTTAGCGTACTAAGTAACCTCGCACCCTTGTGCTTGGACGCTTTCACATCATAACGCTTCCCGCTTGGCATCACCCCATCCGCAGACCCGCTCCTTGGGGAAAGTCCGAGATCAGGAAATGTATTCATCTGCTTGGCAAATCCATACTCCGCCATCATGCCCACCACATCTGCTTCCGCACCATCGTGGTTTCCCATCTTCGCATCACGCACCCCGTTTCCACGGGCAATCAAACTACGCATCCGTCCAACCATTTGGCAGACCTGTACCTCATCGGGCTGGAGGTTAATTACCATCTTTTACGAACACACCATCAACCATCTTGCCTTTTCTGTCCTTGATATCTCGGTATGCGGTAAGCAAGCAGTCCTCTAGTGTGACATTATTTCGCGTACATATATTAATCAATATCACCAATATATCCCCAATATCATCAAGCATACATTCATCCTTACAAACAGAGTCACTCAACTCACCAAGTTCTTGCATTAATTTCAATACCTGTGACTTATCTGTGGAACCCTTAATGAGATTCCGATCTATATGCCACCGCTCAACTTTACATATTAACTCTTCCATAAATACTTATCCTCTCGCCTGTATCTCCATCCCTATGATGATCGCGTCTTCGAGCGTTTGGCACGGGATTTCTTCTTTACCAATTGCCCATCCCTCTTGATCCGTTCCAATGCCTCTTGGGATAATTTCGAGCATGGGGGACCCAACTTTCTCAAGTCGCACCGTGGTAATTCTTGTGCTGATTCGGGAAGCGCTCTTCCGTACTTTTTCCAAAAGATCGGATGATATCCCGGAGGTACTCGCTGGCTCACTTGTCATCTTTGAGTTTCTCAATCTCCGCTTTCAAATCTGCGATCTCTTCGCGAAGCTCCTGATTAACCTTAATTAAACGACTCACCCATTGTGGCCAACTCTCCATAGATTTACCCGTAGACTTGTATATATTCATTCTTCCTCCTCCTCATCTAGTTCGATCTCGATCTCAAATTCAAATTCAGCCACCTCGCGTTCCAGCCAATCGTTAATCCCAAGCATTACTGCCTTTGCGATGCCTATCTCATCAAGGTCGCATTCCGCGTCCCAACGATGAAGTAAGACCTTAGTCTCGTGTATTATCTGATCTCTTGGGTCTTGCATAATTCATAAAGTCCGAAACCGTATTACCGATTGGCATCTGTCGCGGAACGGTTGAGCGGGTAACTAAAATATCACCATTCCTATCCTTGAGGTTCTTACCCGATGTATCCCTATAAGTTCTGAGTAATTGATTATTTCCCCAAAACTGATGCCATCCATCATTGACCTCCCTAGCTGTTGGCCAATTAG